GTAGACAACGTGTTATCTGACAAAGCAAGGTAGTCTGTTTGTGCTAAAAGAACATTACGCTTATCGCGGTTTTCTACAGCGATTTCGCTTGTGCGTTTAGTTACTTCTTCTTCCGTAGCATCCTCAGTACTCCAAACCTGTGTCCAAGCACCATCAGAAAGGACAGGGGTATTTTCTATCACGTTTTTTGTGTAGTTTACTTGAGGTTTATCCGTTTGAGTAACTCGCATTACACCCCAAGAAGCGAGAAAATCGTCGGATGGATTCTTCGGAAAAGACGTATTTAGATTATCTTTTCGTAGCTTTCCTATGGTGTAAGGGTAAGTAACTACCGCTTCATCTTTTATAAGTACATACATTTTAATTCTCCTTTGCGAACAGGTCGCTTCGTGGATTGGTTATGCGTAAGCCCTAGTTATGACTCCAAGACACTCCTCTATCTCCTCTTGCAATTCCGGGTGTTAAAGTATCTGCCACACTTAAAGACGTGGGATCGCTGCTGTCAAGAAGAACAAAATTATTGGTTTGATCCGCAGAAATTCCTATATAGTTTCCGTCAGGAGTATAATCAAAACACGCAGAGTTGTCTGATAATTGATAAGTCGGCCCTGCCGAAATGCCTTGCCCATTATTACTTATGTCATAAACATGCATTCTTTTATTTCCTGAAGTACAGATAAGCGCCTGACTACTGTCAGGTCTCCATGCAAAACCATAAGCAACGCCACTACCTACTATACTTTCTTCTCCCGTATTGGTAATGGAATTAGAAGTATAGGTAAAAAATCTAATTTTATTAGACATACCAGCACCAATCATACTTCCGTCTGGACTAAACCTTACACTATTAAACATTTGTAAAGTATTATGCCCACCAGTATAAGTGGCGGCTAAAGTGATACTACCAGAAGAGAAGCTATAAAGCCAAAGGCGTCCATTACTACTGCTTTCTGGACGCCCTAAAACTGCAAGATAGTTGCCATCTGGCGAAAAGTCCATTGACTCTATTGAACCGCTCCCAGTGTTTGTGTTGCCCGTAGTTGCTGTTGTACTGCTTAAACTAAGTGATCCACTTGAAATACTAAATATTTGTATACTGGGGTTGTAACTATTGTAGTCCCAGTAACCTGTTGCAACGTATGCGTCATCAGGACTTAAAGCGATACTTCTAGACCTCCACCCTGCGTTTTCGCTGTCACTGGAAGAAAGGGAAGCGGGATTGCTACTATTAATAAGATGAACACGAGGGTCACCCTCACTGGTTGCAACAATAAAACTATCATCTGAAGCCCATTGACAAGAATAACCATCATTACCGGGGCCACCTACTTGTATAGTATCTAATGCACTTACAGTACCAGAAGTAGTATGGTCTAGTACATTTAAAACACCTGAGCTTTTAACATTAATAGCAACATAAGATCCTCCACCTGCGCCACCAGCACCTGCTGCTGCCATGTCTAACTTTCTTGAAATTAAACTCATGTTTTATCTCTTAATCTGGACTAAAAGCAGGACGAGCGTAGAAACCAAACTCACCACTGGGAAAGTCGTAAGTATCAGCCTCAGACATGCTCCCTGCTGACGTGTGGTCTATTAACTTAAATTTATTACTTTGACTGGTAACGCCAATATACTGCCCATCTGGACTCCAATCTATACTTGCTGCGGCATTAGGTGTGCTGATAGTAGCAACTTGCGAAATAGTGGTGTTGTTAGTACGTTCAATTAAACGCACACCGGGGTTATAATTGTCATTAGTAAATGCAATGTAGTTACCATCAGGACTAAAAGCTGCGGCTCTCCCCCTAGCAAGCGTAAGTGTTGCTGCACTTGACACACTACTACCACTGCGACTTAACAACCTAAAATAAGGAGAACCATCCTGTGCAACAGCTATGTAATTATTATCTGGAGACCAAGTACAATTTTGGTTGAAAATCGGCATTTCTCCCACAGTAGAAAAAGTTGAACCACTTGATAAATTTCCACTACTGTGAGTAAGTAAAGTAAAATATGGAGAGGAAGTTCCGTGAGCAGTTAAATAACTATCATTAGGAGAAAACGAACCGACAGAACCGTAGCCTGACATTGACTGAGTGTCCTGCGACGAAAGAGTTCCATTCGAATGACTTAATAAGTATATAGGATTACCAGAGCGTCCAAACCCAGTAGCCAAATAACTACCGTCAGAAGTCCAAGCACAGCCGTAGCCTCCACCCGAACTATAAGTACTTGCAAGGCTTAAAGTTCCTTTTGTCGTGTGATCGAACATATAAGTTGTTCCAGTTGTTCCTCCAAAAGGAGATGTGGCAGCGATGTACTTACCATCAGGCGTAAAGGCAAAATCAAATATCTGATTACCAAGGCTATAACTATCCGCAAGTGAAAGTGAGCCTTTTGTTGTGTGATCAAGCAGATATACTGTTCCACTGGTGTTTCCAATCATAATATATGACCCAACTGCTGCGCCCCCTGCACCCGCAGCGCCTAACATTGTTCTAGACCAGTTTACAGCCATACTTTATGCCTTATCTATTAATTAGCTTGCGGCATCTATTGCTAATGCACCATACCAATTAGTCCCACCATCAACTGTAAAAAATACAAGAACGTCGGTCTCACCTGATGCAGGAGCATCTGGGGCTGAACCACCTGCGAAATCTACAGAGTTTGGGTATGTTATTGTGTGGGTTCCACCTGCTGTAAGTTTTAGAGTAAAGCCATAAGAAGTGCCTGAAGAAGGCGGGTTGCTAAATGTAAACGTTGTGTTTTGATTAGTGGTTAAAGCAAAAACATTACCTGCTTCGTTATTAATATCAACAGTAGAACCTGCTGATAAAGCTACATACGTTTCATTATATGATTTAGCTTTAAGCTCTTCTGATAAATTTACGTCACCGTTTGCGTCTGCGGTAACTGCTTTGCTGGCTTGTGAGGTGCCTAATGTTGTAACATCAGTATAGTTAAGCTCTGTTGTTGTAGCAGTAACACCGTCCAGTAAATTAAGCTCTGATGTTGTAGCAGTAACACCGTCCATGATGTTTAATTCGGAAGTTGTAGCAGTAACACCGTCCATGATGTTTAATTCAGAAACTGTTGCTGTTACCGCAGTGCCACCTATAACTAGATTACCACTTGCATCAAGATACACAGATTTTTCTGCTGGATACGTTATAAATACATCTTTACTACCTGCGGCTAAGTCTACAGCATTTCCAGAATTAGAACTTTCTAAAACTGTTGATCTAGCAAGCGTTGTGCCTGATGCCGTAAATGTCCCAAGCCCAACCTCAAAAGCATTCGTACTAGACTCAAATATAGCATAGTAAGTAGTGTCACCATTCGATAACACAGACGTGAAGGTTTGAAACCCTGAAACGGCACCAGCCAATGTCAGGGTTCCTGTACCTGTAGTCGTTGTCGTTTCTTTCACACGGTCTTTTACAACAAGTGCCATCGTAACAATCTCCTAATTAATTAATGTTAGGCGATACGAATTATTGCATTTGAAGCATCCGCCGCTGGGAAAGCAATTTGAAAGTCTCCAGCAGTAGATGTTTTATCTCCACCAAAATCTAAAACAACTATTGTATTGGTTGTGCCTGATCCACCACCTTCAGTTGTGTTGTAAATCAAAGCGCCACGAGCAGTGATTGTTGCAGAGGTGAAAGTCAAATCTGCAAAGTCAGTAAACGCTGTTGTTCCTGAAGTTGTTGGATCAACACGAGTTAGTGTACCGCCTCCCGCGCTGTAAGAACCAGACGCTCCAACCTCATTTGATGTTGTATACGCTGTTGTAGCGGCATTAAAAGAAGCACTGTTTGTATAAAGTGCAAGTTTAAAGGTGTCTCCACCACTGTTTTTAAAGTCATGTCCACCTTCAAGAAGTTCTTGCTTGAAAGAGGTACACATAAAGTTTCCAGAAAAGGCCATGTTAAAGTCTCCTTATAAGTTCAGCCAGTTGGGGATGACCAGCATCAACAAGTGCATTATACACAGTTGTACGATCACTGTGAATAGCTTGTCTCATGTAATATGCAACAAGCTTTTCAATGTGCTTAGAAAAGGCACGGGCTTGGTCTCTAACACCGGGGTGCGTACTATCGGAGACCGATATGATCTTTTGGACACATTGTTCCGCAAGTTCATCTGGGGTAAAGCCACGATTTTCTGTAGTATTTATATCTACTAGAGATTTATGTTGTGGCACACTTACATCTATTTTAAACATTTATATTTCCATTCTTGGCTGACCATCTCTGTAATCATCTCTTTTTAGCCTTCCTTCTCCTAGAACCATAAGTCTATTCAAAGCATCGCTATAATTTTTTCTGTACATATTAAGAACGTCTTGGTCACCCTTCATATAAATGTATGCTTCTACTAAAGAACCATAAAGAAGAGCTTCTTCTGCATTATTTCCTAGCCAAGATGTGGTAGATGTTACAATTGAAGGAGGGTCAAAATAATAGTGCAATTGAACTTCATAAGCAGCATCTGGGGTCGGGCCAAGAATAAAATTACCCGAAGATGCATCTGATTCAACATCTCCATCAAACTCTGCATAGTATTTTGGAAGTCCAGTTGTCGTCTTATTCGGAAATGCCTCACGAATAAAGTTCACATCTTTCGGTAGCATAAATGTATAATCACCTGAGCTATCAATAACAGCAATAGAAAAAGGTGCTAAAAAATCAGATGGCCTTGCGAGAAATCTATTTGATGCACTCATATTTGCAGTTACATTTTTTCTCAACTCTGGAATTAATACAGTCCTATAAATATTTTCCTCTGTTTGCCGCACAAATGTAGGTATGTTGTTTACGAAAGATGTTTCATCATTTTCCGTATAATCCTGTATAAGCTGTAATAACTCAGAATAGTTCATTTGAACTTATCCATTCCTTGTAAAATTTCCACCACGGGTCGCTGCACCCATACCACGACATTTGCCGCCCATGCCCATTTTCTTAACTTTACCACCACTAGCCTGAAATCCTATTCTATTGCGAACTTTTGTGGGCAACTTACCAAGACTTGTCTTCTTCTCTTCTGGGACTGGTTTAAGGTTCTTTTTATCCATGGTTACTTATCCTCATTATAAAGGTTATCAAATACTCTATTTACATCCAGTGTATAGTCTAAATCACTTTTTGAATAGTGTATATGTTGTGAAGGTCTAAAATCTGGTGCGCCTTGTCCAGTCTCAAACCAAGCGGGATGTGTTACTCGAACACGATTATTAGGGAGTGCTACCACGTTACCTGTCCACTCACCTGCATCCAATAACTGCAAAACGTGACTTTGCTTATGTTGTGCAGGGTCATCAGCTATTTCATTCTCTGCATAATCAACAGTAAACAAATACTTTGCAGGGAACATCTCACCATTTATTTTGGCTAACCAAGGACATGGTGTAGCTCTGTCAAGAACGTATACAGCGTGTGTGTGAGATGAGCAGTCCCAAGGTTGTGCATCATGCACTGCCATAGGCTCAGGCCACTCTTCAAGCGGCTCATCTGCGACTAACGCAGTTATAGGCATTCTAGCCCACATCGCACCACCGTGTACGTTATCGTCTCCCTCTTCGTCAACTTCACATCCTGTAAAGATAACTTGAAAGCTTAGACATCTATTCGGCATTGTTGTTACCGCTATTGCCATAGCATGAAGAAATTC